CCGGCACCACGTTGAGTGACGGTTTTCCCCGCCAGGACCCCCAGGACATCCACGTCCCTTTGTCTTCACTCACTCGCAGTCAGATCGTGCTTCGTCCGCAGGCCTGCAACTGCGGGTGCTCGACCCTGATCTGCGCGGCCCACCTCGACACCTGCCGGTCGCTGCGGGCTGCCTGATGCCAACAGCCACCAAGCGTGCCGCCCGCCGGCCGACCTCGAAGCGGCCGCCCGGCAAGCGGCTGATGGGGATCACCGAGCCGCGGTACGGCACCCCGCCCAAGCGGAAGCTCACCGAGCGGACCTCACGCGGCTTCGCGTGCATCCGCTGGGCCGAAGCCATGGGCATCCGGCTGTTCCCGTGGCAGAAGCTCGCGCTCATCAGGGCGCTGGAGCTGAACCCGGACGGCTCGTACCGCTTCCGCATCGTGCTGATCTTGGTGGCCCGGCAGAACGGCAAGACGACGCTGTGCAAGGTGCTCACGCTGTGGCGGATGCTCGAGGACCAGGCGAAGCTCGTGGTCGGCACGAGCACCAACATGGACTACGCCCGCGAGGCATGGGCAGCGACCGTCGACATCGCTGAGGCACGCGACGTCCGGAAGGCCCGGGCGATCGCTCACGCCCGGTTCGCAGACCTCTCGTCGGCCGGCCTGCCCGACGAGGACGAAGACGTCGTCAAGGTGTTCCTGCCGAAGCGGGATCGCTTCGTGGCCTCGGTAAAGCGCGGCGCGCTGGACACTTCCCTGACCCTGACCCCGCGCGCCCAGGGCGAGAAGGGCCCGCGGTACAAGATCGCGTCGGCCAGCCGGACCGGTGGCCGGTCGCTGTCGATCGATCTCGGCCTGGCCGATGAGCTGCGCGAGCACCGCGCCAAGGGCGACAGCGACACCGGCTGGGAGGCGTGGGCAGCGCTCGACGGCGCCACCACAGCTCGCCCGAACAGCCAGATCTGGGGCCTGTCGAACGCTGGAGACGACGGCTCGATCGTGCTCAACACGCTCCGCTCGTCGGCGATCCAGTACATCGAAGAGGGAGAAGGCGATGACACCTTGTGCCTGCTGGAGTGGTCGGCCGAGGACAACTGCGACGTCTGGGATCGCAAGCAGTGGGCCCAGGCGAACCCGGCGATGGGGTACGGCGGGATAACCGAGCAGACCCTTGCCAGCAAGGCGAACCTGCCCGCCGAGGTGTTCCGGCCTGAGCACCTGTGCCAGGGCGTCCCGGCTTTGCGGGCTGCGATCCAGGAGGCGCACTGGCGCAACTGCAAGGACGCCGGCGCGACGCTGGACCGGCTTCGGTCCCGGGTGACGGTCACGTTCGATGTGTCGCCGGACTTCGAGCACGTGTCGCTGATCGCGTCGGCCGTCGACAACGCCGGGTTCTCCCGGATCGATGTGCTCGGCGGCTGGTCGTCGATCGACGCTGCGTTCTCGGAGGGGCCGGACGGTATCGAAGCGATCCTCAGGAAGGTCCGGCCGAAGAAGGTCGGCTGGTTCCCGGACGGCCCGGCGGCGGCCGCGGCACCGCACGTGAAGCGGCTGGAACGGAAGTGGCGGGTCGAGGCGCTCAACGGGGCACTCACGTCGCAGGCCTGCCAGGGCCTGGTCGAGCAGGCGAAGGCCGGCCGACTCAAGCACACCGGCGACCCGATGCTCACGGCACACATCCTCGGCGCGAACAAGCAGCTGTCCGGCGACGGGTTCCGGTTCGTCCGGCGAGGAGCCGGGCACGTCGACGCGGCCTACGCGGCCGCTGGCTCGGTCCTGCTGGCCCGCTCGATCCCCCGCCGGAAGTCCGGAGGCCTGACCACCGCAGCGTAGTCTCAGACAACCTGAGATAGTCCCCTACGGCATATGCCTGTGAGAGCATTTGCCGCATGGGGATGATGAAGCGGATCCGGGACGCGCTCGCGATGACCGCCACCGCCCCCGGCAGCGACGGCCCGAAGTTCGCGATCGGCCCCGAGTCGATCCCTCCGGAGTTCTACGGCCTGACGCAGTACGACTCGAACATCACGCCGAAGCCGCGGGTCTCCCGGCGCCTCGCGATCCAGGTGCCGGCCTTGCTGCGGGGCCGGAACCTGATCTGTACGCCGATCGGCGGCCTGGCCCTGAAGGTCTACAACCGGGCCGGCCAGGAGATCCCCAACGAGCTGTTCGAGCAGCCCGAGCGGGACGTGCCCCGGTCGGTGACCATGACGTACCTGGTCGAGGACATGCTGTTCGAGCAGACCGCCTGGTGGCGGGTCACCGAGTGGCGCGGACCCAACCCGGCGGCCGGCTCGGCGAACCCGTTCAACTACCCGAAGCACGTACGCCGCCTGGAGCCGCGCAGCGTCGACCCGCGCAAGGACGGCAAGGTCTACGTCCGCAAGGACGGCAGCGTCCAGGGCGAGGCCTGGGAGTACGTCCCGGACACCGACCTGATCCGCTTCGACTCCCCGACTGACGGCATCCTGACCGCCGGGGCCGGTGCCATCAGCACGCTGCTGATGCTCGACAACCGGGCGTACAACTCGGCGAACAACCCGGTACCTGAGGGGTACTTCACGCCGAAGGACGGCGTCGACCCGTTCGACGAGGAGGACCCGGAGGCCTCCGAGGAAGAGCAGGCGCTGCTCTACACCGCGGCGAAGTTCCTCGCGGACTGGCGCACCAAGCGGCTGACCGAGACTACGGCCTGGGTGCCCGGCGGCGTCGACTACAACCAGCTCGCCTGGGATCCCGAGAAGCTGCAGCTCGCCGAGGCCCGGCAGCACGCCGTCCTGGAGATCGCGCGGTTGATGGGCCTCGACCCGGAAGACGTCGCGGTCAGCACGACCAGCCGCACGTACTTCAACGCAGAGACGAAGCGCCAGGACCGCATCGACTTCGTGCTCGGCATGTTCCTGAACGCGATCGCCGACCGCCTGTCGATGGGTGACATCACGCCCCGCGGGCAGCGGGCGGCGTTCGATGTCGACGCGTTCACGATGACCGACACCAAGACCCGGCTGGAGACGTACGAGATCGGGCTCCGGATCGGTCTGTGGACGCTCCCGGAGCTGCGCGCCAAGGAAGGTCTGCCGCCGCTCACCGCTGCCCAGCTCGCCGAGATCGCGGCCGCGAAGGCGCCGCCGGCGCCGCCCCAGATCCCCCAGGGAGACAACGTGACCCCGATCAACCGACGCGACCAGCGGCCTGCCCTTGCCGCTGGCAACGGCCAGCAGTTCGATGACGCCGGCGCCGAGCTTCAGCTGCAGGCGATGACCGGACCGGAGTTCAAGGTCGACCTGGCGAAGCGGACCATCAGCGGCCTGGCGCTCCCGTACGGCGGCGCCCAGGCGTGGAACCAGGGCGAGCTGTACGAGTTCGCTCCGGGCTCCGTGACGTTCTCCGACCCGAAGCGGATCAAGGTCTACGTCGAGCACGACTCCAACCGGGTCATCGGCTACGCGACCCAGCTCGAGGACCGGCCCGAAGGCCTCTTCGCCGAGCTGAAGATCGCGAACGTGCCCGAGGGGGACCACGCCCTGCTGATGGCCAGCGAAGGCCTGTGGGACGGGCTCTCGGCCGGGTTCCGCGCCGGCGGCCGCTTCACCCGCCAGGACGACGGCGTACTGCTCGCCGCGCCGGGCGGCGCACCCCTGAAGGAAATCAGTTTGTGCCCCGTGCCCGCGTTCGACGACGCACGGGTGACCGCAGTGGCCCTATCGGCCCACAACGAGAGGAACACCATGAAGTGCACCAAGTGTGGCGCCGTTCACGCTGCGGGCGTCGTCGCGTGCGACCCGGCCGTCGCGGCCGCGTTCACCGCATCCACCCAGGCCGGTGCCGGCCAGACCGGCGAGGTCCAGCTCTCCGGCGAGCTGACCGGGTTCGACCCGGTTGCCTTCCAGGAGCAGCTGGCCAACGCGATCGGCGAGGGGTTCGCGACCATGCTGACCCAGGCCCAGCAGACCGGGCAGCTCCCCGGTCAGCGTGAGGTCATCGCGGCCGCCGGCGCGCAGCAGTTCCAGGTCACCGAGGAGCTGCCGTACCGGTTCGACGGCTCGACCAAGGGCGAGCACTGCTTCACCGATGACCTGCGCGACTCGTGGTCGGGCTCGGGCGAGGCCAAGGGCCGCCTGGAGAAGTTCATGGAGGAGGCTCACCAGCAGTTCGCGGTGACCACCGGCAACACCTCGGCGTTCAACCCGGTGCAGAACCGGCCAGAGCTGTACGTCCCCTCCCTCGAGTACACCCGCCCGCTGTTCGAGCTGGCCACGACCGGCACGCTGCAGGACATCACGCCCTTCACGGTGCCGAAGTTCTCCAGCGCCTCGGGCCTGGTCGGTCCGCACACCCAGGGCGTCGAGCCGACCCCGGGTGCCTTCGCGGCGACGGTGCAGACCGTCACCCCGACCGCGATCTCCGGCAAGGTGGAGATCAACCGCGAGGTGTGGGACCAGGGCGGCAACCCGCAAACCGACACGATCGTCTGGCGCGAGATGCAGAACGCCTACTACGAGGCAGCCGAGGTAGGCATCGCAACGATGCTCAACGCGCTGTCCGCAGCGACGCTCTACAGCGGCGCTGAGGTCAACCTCGCCGGCGCCACCGACGCGGCCCTGAACACCGCGCTGACGAACCTGCTCGTGGACCTGCAGTACGTGCGGGGCGGCAACCGGTACACGTCGTTCGCCGCGGCCTCGGCGCTGTTCAAGGCGATCGCCGGCGCGAAGGACTCGGCGGGGCGGCCGCTGTTCCCGCTGCTCGGCCCGGCCAACGCGAACGGCCAGCTGCAGTCGAGCGGTTCCCCGGCCAGCTCGGCCAACGTGCTCGGTCAGACCGTCCGGCCCGCGTGGGCGCTGAACTCGACGCCGGCGAACGCGTCGAACAGCTACCTGTTCGTGCCCTCCAGCGTGTGGGCCTGGCTGTCGCCGCCGAAGCGGTTCACGTTCGAGTACCAGGTCAAGTCGGTCGACATGGCCGTGTGGGGCTACACCGGCTCGGCGGTCCTGCGGAACAGCGATGTCGTCCGCATCGACTACGAGACCGCCGACGTCTAAGCCAGCCCGCGAAGCAACCCCCCAAGCGAAAGGAGCATGACCGATGTCCGAAGAGATTCCGAAGGCTCCGCCGTCCGGCAAGCTGGGCCAGCCCGGCGCGCGGGCGTACGACGACCAGGGCCGCGTGCGGCCGGCGGATGGCCGATTCCTCGGCGATGCGTCGGACGACGTGCCTCCGCAGGATCTGCAGGCGATCCGGGAGGAGGAGATCCGCCGTGGCAACGAGCGGCTCGCCGAGCAGCGGCGCCGTGAGGAGGCCGAGAACCAGCGGCGCCTGGACGAGTCGGGGTACGTCAACCCGACGATCCCGCCGGCAGTCGAGCCGAGCGGCGTCGACCAGGCGGACGACGGCCCTGACGGTGACCCGGACCGGTACACCGACATGGAGTACGCCGACCTGCAGAAGGAGGCGAAGAGCCGCGACGGCATGTCCGCCGGCGGTTCGGCCGACGAGCTGCGGGCCCGGCTGCGCGCCGACGACGAGGCGAAGGCCTGACCCATGCCGCTACCCCCGGACCTGGACGAAGTGCTCGAGTACCTCAAGCTCGCGGGCAAGGACCGCGACGCCGAGGTGACTTCTGCGTTGGCGGCCGAGGTGGCCGCACAGCGTCGCGTCGTCCGGGCCCGGGCGTTCGGTGTGGACCCCGTCCCCGGTCTGCCCAGTACGCCGTACCCGGCCGACCTGAGCGAGGCCTTGAAACGCCGCGTCGCGCGGAACCTCGCGCTGCGCGGCGTACCGCTCGCGGTTCTCCAGTCGGACTCCGAGGCCGGCCCCGCGATCCTGCCGGGCCGGGACCCCGAAGTCCGGCGCCTAGAGGCCCCGTACAAGAAGCTGATCGTCGGATGAACGGCTCGCGCGACGCCATCGCCGCGGCGCTCTCCACGATCGACGGCATCACCGGCTACGTACGTCGGCCGGTGGACCTCACCCGCGGAGTGGCGTACCCGCTGGTCGCCGAGTTCGTGCGGGGCCCTGGGCTCCAGTTCGGCTGCAACTGGCGCGTGATCGTGATCCTGGGCCCGGACGAAGAAGAGGCCGAGGAGCTGATGGACGCCCTGCTCCCCGACGTCGCGCTGGCTCTCCAGCGCCTCATGCACGTACAGCTCGCCACCCCGCTGGCGATCACCACCGAGGCGGGCCAAGTGTTCGCCGCCGAGATCCGGGGACTCGGCGACTAGCCGACCCGACCAGACAGGAGATTCGAAATGCCCGCTGCAGTTGGTGGTTACGTCCTCAAGGACGGGTTGGTGACGGTCGAAGGGACCGCCTACTCCAACCAGTGCAAGACGATCATGCTCACCCCGTCGCAGGACACCCAGACGTACCGGACGATCGTGCCGGACGGCACGAAGCAGGACGTCGACACGGCGGTCTGGTCGCTCACGCTGGCCGGCCTCCAGGACTACGAGGCGGCTCGCGGTCTGGCACGGCTCCTGACCGACAACGCCGGTGAGAAGCTCGACATCGTCGTGACGCCGGACCAGGACCAGGGGGTCAGTGCGACGGTGACCGTGACCGCGAAGGCGGTCCCGTTCGGTGGCGACACCGGGTCCTGGGCCGAGTTCTCGGTCGAGCTCCCGGTCGACGGCGCTCCGGTGTTCAGCTGATGGCCCGCACGGACCTCGCGGCCCAGCAGATCGTTCAGGCTGGGCTCGCCGTGAACCTGACCGCGCCGACCGCTGACGGCGACGTGATCGACTGCGGGCTCGAAGCGCTGCTCGTACGCAACACCTCGGGCGCGCCGGCCAACGTGACGGTGCAGACGCCGGCAACCGTCGACGGGCTCGCCGTCTCGGAGCGGGTCGTGACTGTGGCGGCCGGCGGGACGTCGCTGATCGGCCCGCTTCCGACGTCGCTGTACGGACAGCTCGCCGGCGCCGACAAGGGCCGGGCGTACGTCGACTACTCGATCCCGGCCTCGTTCGTCAGGGCGTTGGTGAAGTTCTGATGATCGACCTGACGCTGCGCATCGACCAGACCTCGGGCGATCCGGTCGAGCACCAGGTGTCCGCGACGGCGCGCGACATCCTGATGTGGGAGCGGACCACCAAGGGCGCCTCGCTGCAGAAGTTCCTGGCCGATCCGAAGATGGAGGACCTGTACCAGGTGGCCTACAAGTGCGCCTGGCGACTGCAGATCTTCCGCGGGACGTTCGAGGAGTTCAGCGAGCTGGTCGACGTCGACTTCGACCTGGACGACCTGCAGGACCAGGCGCAAGAGGACCCTTCCCCGCCTACTCCCTGAGCTGGACTCTCGTCGCGCTGATGGTGCGCACGGGGGTCCCCACCGGGGTGTGGGTGGAGGAGGGGATGCAGGTGATAGCGACAGCGGTTCAACAGCTCGGGATCGGTGGTGACCAACCTGCCGCCTCCCACGAGACGAAGAGGGAGGCGCCGGCCGGATGGGACTCGTTCTAAAGGTCCAGGTTGTCGGTGGGCGCGAGATGCTGCGAGCGTTCCGCGACCTCCCCAAGGACGCCTCCAACGAGCTGCGGGACGCCAACCGCGAGATCTCCGAGGACATGGCCCGTGCGATCCGCACAGCGGCCCAGGCCAAGGGTTCCCAGTCGGGGCTGGTGGTCCCGACGATCAAGGCGATGCGCGACCGGGTGCCGTCCGTCCAGGCCGGCGGCACCCGGCGCGCTGGCAAGCAGACCCGCCGGTCGATCGGGCAGAAGCCCACGACCGTCGCGGACATCATGTTCGGCGCGAACTTCGGCGCCTCCCGGCTCAGGCAGTTTCCTCCGGTGCGCAAGCCGGACCACTGGTTCTTCACGACCGTGGAGAAGCACGCCCCTGACATCGAACGCCGCTGGCTCGCGGCCGCCGACAACGTCTTGTCTCAGTGGGGGAGCGGCTCGTGAGCACCACCGTCAGCAGGACCGTCAAGGCCAAGTTCGATGGTGACGCCAAGGGGATGGATCGCGCCGCCGATAAGGGCGTCGCGGCCAGCAAGCGGTTCGAGAAGGGCCTAGAGCGGCTCGGCGAGACCGGTGCCAAGATCGGCCGGAAGATCGATCAGGGCATGGCTGGCGCCCGGCAGGGCCTCGGCAAGCTCGGCGACCTGGGCAAGAAGGCCGGCGGCGGGCTCGCGAAGGGTCTGCAGTTCGGGCTGATCGGTCTGGCCGGCATCGGGCTCGCGGCCGGTGTCGCCGTGCTGGGTGGCATCCAGAAGGCGATGCAGGACAACGCCTCGAAGGTGAAACTTGCGGCGTCGCTGGGCATGGAGGGTGAGGACGCCAAGCGGATCGGGAAACTCGCCGGCCAGCTGTACGTCCAGGGGTACGGCGACTCGATCGAAGAGTCGGGCAACATCCTCAAGCCGCTGTTCAAAGAGAACGTCCTCAGCCTGAAGAACACCAACGCTGAGATCCGCGATATGGCCGCGGCCGCGAAGACGTACGCCGACATCTCCGAGCACGAGGTGGCCGACTCCACCCGCGCCGTCGCCAACATGATTCGCACCGGCATCGCGAAGAACGGCGTCGAGGCGTACGACCTCCTCACGAAGGCAACGCAGAAGGGCCTGGACAAGGCCGATGACCTAACCGACACCCTCAACGAGTACTCGACCCAGTTCCGGAAGCTGGGCCTTGACGGCCCGAAGGCACTCGGCCTGATCTCCCAGGGCCTGCAGGCGGGCGCGCGGGACTCCGACATCGTCGCGGACGCCCTGAAGGAGTTCTCGATCCGGGCGATCGACGGCTCGAAGGCCTCTGCGGACGGCTTCAAGTCGCTAGGCCTGTCGGCCAAGACGATGACGGCGGATCTCGCCAACGGCGGACCGAAGGCCTCGGCGGCATTGGGCGCGGTCCTGGACAAGCTGCGGGCTGTGAAGGATCCGGCCGAGCGGTCCCGGATCGCGGTAGCTCTGTTCGGTACCCAAGCGGAGGACCTGGGCGAAGCGCTGTACGCGCTCGACGTCGACACTGCCGCGAAGCAGATGGACGGGTACGCCGGGTCGACCAAGCGCGCCAACGACGCCATGTCGGCCACCCCGCTGGCCCGGCTGGAGACCACGAAGCGGCTTATTCAGCAGACGTTTGTGGACCTGATCGGCAAGCTGGTGTTGCCGTACCTCGAGAAGTTCGGGGCCTGGTTCAACGGTCCGGGCAAGTACGTCCTGGCGGACTGGGCCCTGGCCGGTGTCGCCGCGGTGGTCGGGTTCGCGGACCAGATGCTGGCCAGCCTGGACGGCGTGCTCGGGTTCGTCGGTAAGTGGGGCAAGGCCCTGCTGTACTCGATGGCCGCGACGGTCGCGGTATTCAACCCAAGCCTGGCGATGAGCTTCAAGAAGGCCGGCGACGAGGTCGGCGACTTCTCGAAACGGACTCAGGGCGAGCTGCAGGCGGCCCGCAGCGGGATCGCGAAGACGCAGGAGTACATCGCGAAGGCCCGCCTGGTCACGAAGCTCACTGCGCAGAAGGACGACCTGGACGCCAAGATCGCGGCCGCGAAGGCCCAGCTGGCGGACCCGAAGCTGTCGTCGACGAAGCGGGCGAAGCTCGAGGCCGATATCCGGCAGCTGATCGCTGCGAAGGCCGAGGCTCAGCGGCAGATCAACAGCCTGCAGGGCAAGACCGTCAAGGTCACCATCAACACGTACAAGAACATGATCGAGACCGGCCCCGGCTCAACGTCGGTCGGCGTGAAGGCGCCCGGGCGGGCATCGGGCGGCACCATGCTGCCCGGTCACTCGTACCTGGTCGGTGAGAACGGCCCAGAACCGGTCACGATGCGCGCGGACGGCACCGGCTGGGTGTCGCCGTCCGGCACCGCTCCCGCCGAGGTCGGCGGGAGCGGCTCGATGATCGCCGAGATCCACGTGCACGTCGGTGACGAGGTGGTGCGGGTGATCCGGACCGAAATCAAGGCTGACAAGCGGGACACCCGCCGGACCGTGAAAGCGAGGGCGGGTCGATGAGCCTGGTCCTGACGTACGACCCGGTGCTGTCGCGTATCCGGCTGGCCGGTACTGCGCTCGGCGCAAGCGCTGACCACGCGCTGGTGTGGCGGTCGACGGACAACTTCAAGACGTACCAGCTGATCCGCGGTGCCGACCCGGCGGCGGTGGCCGGCGGCGTGCTGAACATCGACGACTACGAGTTCGAAGCGGGCGTGCCGATCGCCTACCAGATGACGTCGTACAACTCTGGCGGCGTCCAGCAGGCCAGCTTCACCACGGCCATCACGCAGGACCTGGACAGCGCCTGGCTGAAGGTGCCGGCGGCGCCGTACCTGAACCGCCGGATCGAGGTCCAGGACAAGGGCCCCGTCACCAGGCGGTCCCGCGCCGGAGTGTTCGACATCAAGGGCCGGTCGTTCCCGGTCTCGGTCGGCGACGTCGCTTCCTCGAGGGAGTGGACGCTGTACGTGTCGACGGAGGACGCAGGCGAGGAGACCGCGCTGGACTACCTGGTGGCCTCGGGCGAGGTGGTGTTCCTGCATCTGCCCCTGGCGGCCGAGAACCTCGTCTACACGGGGTACTACTCGCTCGGCGACGTCAGCCGTCAGCCACCGATGAGGCTGTCCCCGCGACGGATCTGGACCTTCCCGCTCGTCGAGGTCGCACGGCCCGGCAACCACGTCGTGGGCCCTGCGTACACGTGGGCGTCGCTGCTCGCCGAGTACGGCTCCTGGACCAACGTCATCTCTGGAAACGCGACCTGGGCCGACGTCCTCAACCGGGTCGCCTCGCCGAGCGATGTGATCGTCCCGTGAGGGCCGTCAGCTCCCGGTTCCTGTCGACGCTGCGGGGCTCGCACACCGCAGCGTTCCGGGCCCGGCTGGTGACCTCGCTCCAGACCGGCACGACCCCAGTGACCTCGGGCGCCGAGCTCCAGATCGTCGACGGCGATGTCCGCGTGTCCGCGACGGCTGACGTGTACGCCAACCTCGACCTGACGATCGCGGCCGACTGGCCGTCCCCCGGTTCGATGAACCTGTCGCCGTACGGCAACGAGATCTATGTGGAACGCGGCCTGTCGTACGGCCAGGGGCAGCGCGAGTTCGTCGGCCTCGGGTACTTCCGCATCGACACGATGGAGCAACAGGAGACCCCATCTGGCGCGATCCACCTGGTGCTGCCCGACCGGATGCAGGGCATCATCGACGCCCGCTTCGTGGCCCCGCGGCAGTTCCCCGGCTCGTGGCTTCGCCGGCAGCTGGTGGAGGCGCTGGTCTGGGAGGTCTACCCGGACGCCGCGATCATCGAGTGGGACGACGTCGCGGTCCGGGACGCACCGGTCGGCCGCACGGTCATCACCGAGCTGGACCGGTACGCCACCCTGAAGAACTTCGTCCGGTCCCTGGGCAAGGTCTGCTACTTCGACCATCGCGGCATCCTCGTGATCAAGTCGCCGCCGTCAGTGCTCGGTGGCGCGTCGTGGGAAGTGAACGCCGGCCGGGACGGCGTACTGATCCAGATGAGCCGCGCGCTCACCCGCGAAGGCGTCTACAACGCTGTGGTGGTGACCGGCGAGGCCGCCGACACCACGCCTCCGGTGACGGCTGTGGCGTACAACCTCGACCCGGCCTCGCCGACGTACTACAACGGCCGGTTCGGGAAGGTCCCGCGGTTCTACTCATCGCCGTTCATCACCGACAAGGGCCAAGCCCAGACTGCCGCGACGTCGCTCCTCCGGCAGCAGCTCGGGATGCCGTACCAGGTCGAGCTGTCGTCTGTGGTCAACCCGGCGCTCGAGGCATGGGACGTGATCGACGCCGTCTACCCGGAGCGCGACCGGTCGCCCGGGCTGCGCACCGAACGGCACGTCATCGACCAGGTCAGCATTCCGCTGACCGCCACGGGCGTGCAGTCCATCACCACCCGCCAGCAGGCCAACGAGATCATCGGGGAGCTGACGTGATCAGCGACGACCTGGCCGCCCTGATCGCCCCACCGATCGATGAGGGCCCGGCGCTCCGATTCCGGCAAGGCCTCGTGACGTCCTGGAACACATCGACCGGGCAGAACACCGTCGACCTGGCCGGCGGGACACTGACCGACGTACCGATCCTCAACACCGGTGAGGCGATCGCGCTGAAGGCCGGCCACGTCGTTGCCCTGCTCGGCCAGGGAACCTCGTGGTTCATCATCGGGCGGATCACCCCGCCCGGCGACGCGAACTTCGCGGCCGCGTCCGTCGCGTTCGGCTCGGCCGGCGCGCAGGTCTTCGGCTACTCGACCAGCACGAGCATGGTCATCAAGGCCACGAGCAACGAGCTGGTCGTGCCGGACTGGGCCGACGAGGCCCTGGTGATGATCACCGGCAACGCAGCCGTCGTGAACTCGACCGCCGGAATCCAGTACGCCGCCATGGAAGTGGGCTGCCAGGGCGGCACCGGCGGCTCGGCCCCGAGCGACATCGCAGCTGGCCGGATCGGGCAGGTCGGTGCCTCTTCCCGCAACCGCTTCACCGAACTCAGCGGTGGCGAAGTCCTGCAGATCACCGGGGCGATCCTGACCGGCGCCGCGTTCGCCGCCAACGGCTCGAACGCGATGTTCATCCACGCAATCGCTGTCTTCAAATCGAACGTCTAGAAGGGGCTCACGATGGCCACGACTCCGATCTACCTGCTGCCGTACCAGACGCTCGCCGACGCGCCGGACGGCCCGAACCTTGGCGAGGACCTGGCGCTGGCGCTGGAGACGATCCTGGCCCGGATCGACCAGGCCCCGCAGCTGATCACCTACACGTCCGGCGCCGGGAACTGGAGCAAGCCCGCCGGCGCCAAGTGGGTGCTGGTCGAGATGTGGGCGGGCGGCGGCGGATCCGGTGCGGCCGGCGGCGGTGCCGGTCAGGCGGAGGGCGGAGGCGGAGGCGGCGGCGAGTACGGCTGGAAGCTGTACGCCGCAACGGCGCTCAACGCGACCGAGGCGTACTCAGTCGGCGCCGGCGGAACCGGAACCGGCACAGTCGGCAACACCGGCGGTACCTCGAGCTTCAAGACGTTCACCGTGCTCGGCGGCGTTGGCGGCCAGTCCATGGCCTCGACGACGACCAACGGCCTGGCCGTCGCCGGCACCGGCGGAACCGGCGGCGTGAACGGCGACCAGCACATCGCAGGAGGTGACGGCGGCCGCGGCCGCGTCATCGGCGGCCAGGTCATCCTCGGTGGGTTCGGCGGCCCGGCCGGCGGTCCGGGTGGACAAATCGCTGTATTTGGCCCGGGCAGCGTCGCGGCGATCGGCAAGGCTGGCAAGGGCCCGGGCGGTGGGGCGTCCGGATCGTTTGCCGGTGCCGCCGGCATGAACGGCGCCAACGGCGCGGCTGGCCGCATCATCGTCCGGACCTTCTTCTGACCGGTCTGGGGGCTCGGGGAAATGAGGCGGCGTGAACGATCTACCCGCGATCATCGGCGCGATCGGGCTGCTGATCGGGACGGTGTTCGGCGGGATCGCTGCGCTCGATCGGCGCCGTACCCGGCTCGACGACGAGGACGCGGCCGAGCTCGAGGACTACCACCGGTGGCACCCGAAGGTGCTGCGTGCCGTGGTGTTGCTGCGGGCCACGATCGCGAACTGTCCGCAGGCTGTGGAGCCGCCAGGCGTCGACGACCTGATCGCCTGGCCGCCGGAAAGGCATCGACCGAAGCACTCGCGAGGCGAGGTGACCGCGGATGACGAGGGGTAAGTGGCTGTTCCCGGTCGTCGCTGTCGCCGGCCTGGTGTGTGGCGCCGCCGGTCTGGTGGTGACCACCCTGCAGAAGCAGGACGCCGAGACGGGACAGGCCGCGGCCGAGTACGAGCTGGCGGACCTGGCCGCGAAGAACCGAGCGGCCTGTGTCCGGTTGGGCGCGACCCAGGCAGAGAAGGTGCTGGGCAAGGGCGTCTGCCAGCAGGCGAAGGAGATCACCGAGCGGCCGCCGGCCGAGAAAGGAGACACGGGTGCTACTGGTGCTCGCGGCCCGGCGGGCCCGCAAGGTCCGCAGGGACCGGCTGGTCCTCCTGGCCCTCAGGGAAAACCGGGCACGAACGGCGCCTCCCCGGGCTGCCTGATCCTCGTCACCAAGTGCCAGGGCCCCCAGGGCCCGCCGGGGATCCAAGGCCTCACAGGGCCGCTGGGACCCGCCGGCCCCGCTGGGCCGCAAGGGGAGACCGGACCCCAAGGAGAGACGGGGCCCCGGGGTGAGACCGGCCCAAAAGGCGATACCGGCGAGATGGGAGCCCAGGGCCCGAAGGGGGAGCCGGGTGCTGTCGGACCGCAGGGACCACCTGGGCCCGCTGGGCCTTCCTGTCCGACCGGTAGCACGCTGCAGCGGATGCACGTAGTCACCACCACGCAGCCCGCAGGGATCTGGATTGTCGGCTGCGTACTAGACGATCAAAACCCAACCACTGAAGGGAAAAAGCGATGACCGAGAACACCATGCCCGAGCCGACCGAGGTCGACCCTGCCCCGGTCGCCCCGGAGCCGGAACCGGCCGACGACACTCCCGCCGAGATCGGCGACGACACCGCCGTCGACGGCGACGAGCAGGCCGACGAGTTCGTCGGCGAGGACTGAGCGATGACCGTGCCCTGGCGCGTCGCCAAGTCGCTGCTCGTCCTGCGGGACCAGATCAAGGCGGCGTACCCGGGCACGCCCAACCCCGGGTTCATCGGTGACGCCGCGCACGCCTCCCGCGACTCCGACCACAACCCGTGGGTCGACGACCCGGCCAGCTCGCTCAACGTCGTCACCGCCGGCGACTGGTACAAGGACCTCGAGGCTGGTTTCAGCTCGGCCGGCTTCGCCGAGATCCTCCGGCTCCGGCGCGACCCGCGGATCAAGTACGTGATCAGCGAGCGGCGGATCTTCCGGTCGTACGGCAAGACGGTCAACGGCAAGTACTACGCGCCGTTCACGTGGGCGCCGTACCCCGGCGACAACCCGCACACCGGCCACACCCACGTGTCGGTCCTTGCCGACAAGGCCCAGTACGACGACACCCGCCGTTGGCTGATCACGGTGCTGCCCCGGCCGGGCGACACCCCTGCACAACCCCCCGCATCGAAGGACTGGTTCGACATGGCAACTCCCGCAGAGATCGAGACCGCGGTCTACAAGGGCGCGCTGCGTGCGTTCCGCGAGTACGGCGCCGCCCTGTTCAAGGACGAGTCAGGCACCGCCGACACCATCTGGGACGAGACCCGCGCCCACCGCAAGGCCGAGCTGGACAAGCTCGGCGAGATCGCGGCCGCGGTCAAGGCACCGGAGTGAAGCGGCTAGCGGCCGGTCTGCGTCGCGAACCGGTCCGGGTCTACCTGTACGGCCTGCTCTTCCCTGGCGCCGCCCTCGCGGTCGCGTACGGCGTACTGAGCAACGACAAGGCCGCGCTGTGGCTCACGCTCGGAGCCGCCGTTCTGGTCCCCGGCGCGGCCGAGCTGGCCCGCCGCAAGGTCACTCCCGTCGACGACCCGCACACCAAGGCGGGCCAACCGGCCGAGCTGGTCCCCGAGACGCCGGCAGACGGCTGGCGCTGAGCAAGCAGAAGCCCCCCGGAATGAGGTGCCGGGGGGCTTCGTCATGCTCGAGCTACTTCAGGCCGTCCAAGACCTTCTCGTACTTCGGCCGCATCGCCTCGGGTGTCCTGGCGGCCGCGTACTGCAGGACCACGTTCCCCGAGCTGTACACGTTGTCGCCACCCACCTCGGCGAACTGCTGCTGCGCGACCTCATCAGTCCAGGTGTAGATGCTGATGTCGTCGGTGGTGGTCAGCTCCTCGCACTGCAGCGCCTCGCAGTTGCGCGAGTTGTCCCGCGGCTTGCGCACCGGCAGCTTCGCCGCCTGGAAGGCCTTCAGCACCATGGCGGCGGTGAGCGTCTGGTGCCCGTCGATCTCGGTTGACGCCGGACTGGTGGCCGGCGCCGAGCTCGTGGCCGACGTCGCGCTGGTGGTGCTCTGGGCCGGTGCCGCCGCCTCATCCGGCGAGCACCCCGCAGCCCCGAGCACGGCCAGGCCGAGCAGGCCGGTCAGCAGGTACTGCCTCATCGTTGGGTCCCCTCCCGTTGAAAGCGTCGATGGTGACGCCTTCAACGGTAAGGGTCAAGACCGGGCTACCGATCACTCGACGGTGGGATCGTCGTGGCGCTCCCACTGCGTGCCCTCGGGCGGATCGGCCGGCCGCATCTCCGGGAAGCCGCGGCTGTTGAGCTGCGGAGGCTCCGGCTCGGCCGGCGGCGGGTCCACCACCCGCCGGATCCTGAGCAGCGTCGCCTCACATGTGTGGAGCGCTCGGTCTTGGATGATCTGTCGCACCTCGGCCACCTGCGCGGCGGGATCGGGCGCGGATAAGGTGTCGCTCACGTTCGGACCTCCGTTGTCCGTTCGAGGCCCCGGGCAGCGGTTGCGTCGCTGTTTCGGGGCCGCCTACTTGATCAGACCGCCAGACGGCGGACGATCTCCTGCAGATGCCGGTCAGCTACCTCGGTGTAGATCTGGGTGCTCGCGAGGTTCGCGTGACGCAGCAGGTGTTGCGTCGCCCTGGAGTCCTTCCCGACTCGTTGGGCGTGGGTGCCGTACCAGTGCCTCAGCTGGTGGGCGGTGACCTGGTAGCCGGCCTTCTTGAATGCCCGGGTGACGGTCTTCGTGACGGTCGTCGCCCGGACGTGCCCGTCGTCGACGCCCGGAAACCAGGGGCCCGTCGACGGGAAGCCTTTCCGCAGCTGCTCGACGAGCGGGTGTGTCGGGATCGCCGCTCCGACCTCGCCCTTGCCGGTGACGAAGTACCAGCCCTCGGCGAAGTGATCACCGCGGACCTTCGCGATCTCGTGGACCCTCAGGCCGAGGAACGTGCCGAGGATGATGTACGCGTGGGCTCGGCGCCCGCAGACCTTGAGCGTCTCGCGTACGACGTCCGAGGACGCCGGCCGGGGAACGCTGCGAGGCGTCGGCGGGACTGCCAACCGGTCCATCGGGCTGACCTCGAGGTGGCCCTGGTCGACGAGAAACCGGAACCACGTCCGGGCCGATGAGGCGTACGTGCAGCGGGTCCACTTGCTGTTGCACTTGGCAAGCCACCTGACGATGGCCTTGGTGGGGATCTGCACCGGGTCTTCGGTCTGAGCCGAGTACCAGAGCAGCTTGACCCCGTCGGTGCGGGTTCGGATCGTGTTCGGTGCGGCGCCGGCGGCGCGCATCCAGTCGGACCATTCCTCGAGCAGCTCGTGCGTGAGCGATGACGCGGGCATGGGGCAGGCCTCCCAAGTTCGGCGGTCATGCTGCCGTCCGGGTGGCGCGCATCGCACCCGACTCTTCCCCGAGTCGTTGAGAACTTACCAAGAGCTCAACAACATTGTCATTACGTTGCGTGTTGCAATCAGCCGGATATGCGCCAATAACGGGCCCATTTGGTGACGGCGGGTTACCGCCAAGCAACGCGGCGGGGTGCACGCCCAACACGCTGGCGACCTGCTCGAGCTCGTCGGTGTTGAAGGCAATCACCCCTCGCAGGCGCTTCGAAACGCTCGACTGTGTGATGCCCAGGGCCTCGGCCAGCTGGGTCTGATTGATCCGCACACGGGCCATGTGGGCGCGGACCTCGGCGGCGACTTGTTCCCTCAGCCGGGCGGGCTGATTCGGGACGACCGTCAGGGTGCTCATGGTCGGAGGATATCTCCGCAGGGGATCACCTACAAGATCAGCGACTAACGACACGGTCGTGAAACTATCGTAGTCCTTGACGGACTAGTTCCTCAGGGACTAGAACAGTCCCCATGACCAACACCCCAGCCCAGCGCATCGGCGCGAACGTACGGGCGGAGATGGCGCGCCGGGGGATCTCACAAACCACCCTCGCCGAGAAGCTCGCCCTGACCCAGCCGAGCATCTCGTCCCGCCTTCGCGGCCAGGTCGCCTTCAACGTCGACGAGCTGGCTGTCGTCGCCGAGGCGCTCGACGTGCCGCTCGCCGCCCTACTGGCCGAGCAACCGGCCACCACCCCCTGATCAGGCCGTCCCGGTCGGGCAACAACCCGCGCCGGTGCGCCCCCCGTCGCCGGCAGTGCGGGTGACTCCACCCCCACCGGGACGGCCGCCCCTTTCCTGAACGGAGCAGGACCAATGAACCGAACGCAACCGCAGTACCCGCTGATCGGGCAGGCCCAGGCCCGCCAATCCCGCGGCCCTTTCCGCGAGCACGCGCACCTGGTGGTGGCCGCCAGCATCGCCGTGCTGATCGCAGGCGTGATCGCCTGGGTGATCCATCACGACGCGACCGCAACGCGCGCCGCTGATGCCAAGGCCGTCGTTGCCAAGCCCACCGCCACACCGCGAGTCCCGGTACCGCAGCGCACCAAGCCGGTCGAGTACTCGCCCAAGCTCAGCGACCACATCACCGGCGACGGGACCTGGTTGATCGGTAAGGAGATCAAGCGCGGCACCTACCGCTCCGAGGGCGGCGAGTGGTGCTTCTGGGAGCGGCTGCGTGACCTGTCCGGCGAGCCCGATGGGGTCATGTCGAAGGGGTTCGTGAACGGCCCGCAGTACGTTGCTATGGGCCCGGATGATGTGGCGTTCTCCAGCCAGGGCTGCGGTCAGTGGGTGATGGTGAAGTGACCACTGTTGCCCCCGGTCCGTACGTGCACGCCGGCCCGTACGTCGACGCCGAGTTCTTCGACACGACCGGGACGCCCCACGGCTTCTGCCCGGAATGCGAGCATGCCCCCTGCATCGCCGGCGGCAAGAACTTCTGCACGCACCGGCCGCGGTTCATCGTGGCCGCTGCCATCCGCAAGGAACTGTTCGCCCTCCTCGACGAGCAGTTCCACAACCCGCTCGAGCTGCCTCTGCGTGCGGCCGTCTGGGGGTTGGTGGACACCGCACACCAGGGCGGCACCGGCTGGGGTGACGACTGGCTCGCAGACCACGTCTCCCGCGAAGCATTCGCCACCCTGGCCGAGGTTCGCCGCGTGCTGCGGGAGCTGACGTCGTGAGCGCGCTGGCGAAGCAGGCGACCGACGCGTTCAACCAGCACGGCAGCTTCACCGCCCGCCTGGTCGAGCACGAGATGGCCGTCGAGATCCGGCACGTCGACACCGGCGAACACCTGACCACGCTGTGGGCCCCGTCCCACCTGGAGTGCTGGACGTGGCGGCAAACGCCGAACAGCGAGAGAGTCCGCACGCTCGACAGCGGATTCCGGATCGAACAGGTCGTCCGCATCGTCGCGACCTCGGTGCTCGACGAGAGGCGGAAGCCGTGACGACCGTCGACGAGCGGCCGCACTACCGGACCGCCGAGCAGGAACTGTCCGACTCCCTCGAGGGAACGGCGCCCGCGTTGTCCCGCACGGTGGCCGGCCTGATCGGCCCGGCCCGTACTGCGGAGCTCGCGAAGGCGATCGAGCGGGCCGTGAGTATCGCGGTGCGCCGGTACTCCGAGGACGAGACCGCGGCGCGCCTCGCTGCGCTGTGGGTGATCGTCGAGCAGGGCGTCGAGGGCATCCCGCCGGAGTGCGAGTCGGCCGAGCCGTGGTCGCCGGATCCGGACGAGGCCGAGCAGCAGGCCCGCGTCGATCGGTTCATGGCCGGAGGCAACGGTGCCTGACCCAGAGCTGGTCCTCGGCACCACCGAGCTCGAGGACCCGAAGGCCGGGGGTGCCGCTGCTACGGCATCCTCGGCCACCGGCCACGCCGCAACCTGCCCTCTTGTCTGCTGCACCTCCGCAGACGACGAGAACGTGACCGGCGTACCGGCCCAGCAGCCTCCGCTGACCCCGGCCGAGTTCGACGCGATCGTCGGCGCGATCTGGGCCGACCTCGACGAGGACGAGTTCCGGATCGGTGACCTGCTGGCCGTCGCGCTGGGGTTCATCGCCGGCATCGCACTGCACGAGGACACCGACCCGCACGACGCGGCCCGCGCGGCCGCCGTACTGCGGGAGATGGAGCAGCGGGCCCTGTGGGGTCCGGACCACGAGCACGAGGACCACCGATGACCACCACCGCCGAGCCAACCCCCGAGATCCAGCAGGCCCAGCAGGTTGAGCCGCCTGGCGTCGACCAGCTGGCGGCCGCGCTCGCCGAGGTGCAAGCCGAGCTGCCCGCGATCGTCGCCCGCGAAACCGCGAAGGTGCCGACCAAGGCCGGCGGCGAGTACAGCTACAAGTACGCCGGCCTCGCCACCGTCGCGGCCGCGGTCCTGCCACTGCTCGGCAAGCACGGACTGTCCTTCACCGCCTGGCCCACGCTGGCGGGCAACCGCTTCGTGCTGCGGTACGAACTGCTCCACGCGTCAGGCCAGCGGCTCGGCGGGCTCTACCCGCTGTCCGAGGACGTCCGCTCCCCGCAGGCCATGGGGTCGCAGATCACCTACGCGCGCCGGTACGCGCTGTGCTCGGTCACCGGCGTCGCGCCCGAGGATGACGACGACGCGGCTTCAGCCGAGGCCGACAAGCAGGCCCAGCGTGCCGAACGCCGGGCCCAGGCGGCCGCTGCAGCCGAGCAGGAGCAAGCCCAGGCAGCCAGCGAGCTGAACCACGCCAGGGACGCAGTACGGGGCGCGTGGGCGGTGCACTACGGCGAGTTCGACGGGGACCAGGCGGGCGAGCTGTTCCGCACCTGGTCAAAGGGCGGCACGCTGACCACTGCGACCGCCGGCCAACTGCGGGCGTTCGCCGCCTACCTGTCGAACCTGCCCGTCGCTGACGCCGGCAGCGAGCCGACCACCCCGCCGCCCTCGAGCGACCCCGAGGCCCGGCAGGAGAAGCTGAGCAAGCGCGACAACGCACACATGTTCGTGCTGTTCGAGAAGCTCGGCTACAAGGAAGACCGGCAGGGCCAGCTCGAGTACCTGACCAAGGTGCTCGGCCGGACGATCAGCTCTCGCAGCGATGTGATGCAGGCCGACGCGCCCGCAGTACTGACCGCGCTCAAGGCCGACGTCGACATCGCGGAGCGGACGGGCAACATGCCCGGGCCGCTGCTCCAAGACTCCGATCCCGCCGCCGGCGCCCAAAGCGCGTCCGGTGAGTCCCGTGTGCCCGCGGGATCGGAGACACCGAGCGGGAGCGCGTGATGCCTCGCCGCTCCCGCTCGGTGCGCCCGACCGGCCCGGCCCGCTGCAGCAGCTGCGGTGCCCGAGTGACGTTCGTGCGGATGACCTACACCGGCAAGCGGATGCCCGTCGACCCGATCCCCGTTGCTGACGGCAACGTGTCGGCCCGGCTCATTGGCAACCAGCTACACGGCTACGTCATCTCCGACGAGCACCCGCACGGGCCGCCGAACGCCCGGTACGCCGCGCACTTCGGCACCTGCCCGGACCGGCCCCAACCCAAGCCGCGGCCTCCACAGCCGCCCGCCCTGTTCGACCTACCCACAACCCAAGGAGAACCGTGACCGACGTATCCAAGAGCGTGAAGCTCGCCGGGCGGCTGCCAGGCAGCACCGAGAACAACGGACTGCTGTCCGTCGTCCAGGAGCTGATCGACGCTCCTAAGGCCGACCGCATGTTCGTGATCTGGGCCGACGTCCTGAAGATCACCGAGGACGTGGAGACCGGCGACCACGTGCCCACGCTGCGGGTGAAGCGGATCGAGCCGATGGGCGAGGTCGGTGACGCCCAGCAGGCCCTGCGTGAGCTCGTGATGCAGGCCGCCGAGACGCGGTTGGGTCACACGCCGCTGCCGTTCGACGAGACCGACGTCGACGGCGTCAAGGTGCTGTCGTTCGGCGACGTCGAGGACGACAACAACGACGACGGAGAGGACGACTGATGGCGGAGCGGCAAAGCGACGAGTACGCCGACCTCCTGGCGACCACCAAGCTCGACCAGTTGCTGGAAGCGTTCTTCCAGGCCAGCGGCGAGTTCGCCTCGATGCGGGAGTACGCCGAGCACGTGGTCAAGTCGTCGGCCGGCGCTGAGTTCCTGATCAGCAAGGGCCAGGTGCGCCTGACGTTCGACCTGAAGCCGGCTGAGCCCGTCACCGTCGACCCCGGCCCGATCGATCTCTAGTCATGGCCGAGTGGGCCGTGCAGGTCTTCGGTGACCCAGCACCACAGGGCTCGATGACCTGCAAGGCCAGACACGTCACCAAGCCGAACCTTCAGCCCAGCAACGAGAAGGAGCTGAAGGCGTGGCGCTCCCGCGTCGAGAAGGCCGGGCGGGCCCTACCAGTCACGGGGCTGGTGGGGCCCTTGCGTGTCGTCGCTACCCACACGATCGCGCGGCCGCGCACGGTCCCGCTGAGGGTCCGCGCCTGGCCGATGGTCGTGTCCGCCGACGTCGACAAGCTCGCCCGCGCGCTGCTAGACGGCCTGGCCTCATCTGGTGTCTTCGGCAACGACGCGCAGGTGTGCGGCCTGACCGTCTGGAAGCGCTACCCCGACTCCCCGTCCGTCCCGTGGATCGACCGTGCCGACCATCTCGACCGGCCCGGCGTCGTCATCCGCATCTACCCCATTGGAGCGTGACCAGTGAAGCCAGAGCAGTGCGCGATCGGCGGCGTGCCAGACGACCACCCAGCCGCCGAGGTGATCCGCGAAGTGAAGGCCTGGCTGGACGAGCAGCCCCACCGCTGCAACGTGGCCATGCTCGGCCGCGGCTGGCGTTCTGAGGGCTGCGGGTGGCGCTGCCCTCGCTGCGGTGCCGAGTGGACGCTGAAGCGCGCTGAGAGGCCCGTCGAGGACCACACCACGCCGTACGGCGTACACCCGCGCTCGCAGTGCGGGCCGGCCTTCTGTGACCTGCTGCCGCCCCGACCGGTCATGGAGTGGGTCCGCGACGAGGTGGCGGGATGAGCGCGTCGCTGTGGTTCGACGGCGGCACGTGTGAGCACGACCATGACGTCACGTACAACCTGTCCGAGATGCTCGCCAAGGCCGGGTACGCGGGACACCGCGAGGTACAGGGCTGGGGCGCTCGACGTCTCGGCCGGCATGTCCTGCGGGTGCATCTGGAGCTGCTCAGCCTGCCCGGGTACTACGAGTCGTTCAACCCGCCCAACGGCTGGGGGACGTACGCCGGCCTGGTCGAGTGGACTCTGCACCTCGGGATCTGTGCGACCTTGCAGCCGAAGCGTGCGCGCGTCTCGGGGTCCCTGTGAGTGGCCGGATCGTCGGCGAGGTGCTCCACCACGCCCCAGACGACCTCCCACCGCTCGACTTCCGCGTGCTGATATGCCTCGCCGAGGACGCCCACGACAAGGACCGCACGGCCGCCAACGAGTGCTCGGCCGAGATCCTCGCGTACAAGGCCAGGTCGACCCCGGCCAGCGTCCGCCAGGCCCTCAAGCGGCTGAAGGACCGGGCCCTCATCCGACCCGTGCACAGCAAGGTGCACCGCGGCCAGCAGCAGAACTGGGTGATCACGAAGCTGTCCAGCTACCACCGCGAAGGCGCCCGAATCATCCAGCTAAAGCGTGACCCCCAGCAGTCACGCAATCCAGGCGATCCGGACGACCCCGAAAGCGTGACCTCTGGAAGTCACACATAGGCCCTGTGGATAAACCCGGAATGCGTGACTAAAAGCGTGACTAAACGCCCGAGAAAGCGTGACTTCTGGAAGTCACACCACCCGTAAAGACCACCCGTAACCACCGTATCTAGTACCCCAGCCCGGCACTTAGGTGTAGGCGGAAGGACCCAAAAATGAGCACCGTAGAGACCATCCCGAAGGCCGCCGTTTGGGCCGCTCTCGAAGGCCTCGGAATCCCGGCCGGCGAGCCCTTCAACCGGACGATGGTCGTGCACATCACCGGCGACCTCATCAGCTACGAGCAGGCCGATGGTCAGACGATCCTGTGGCGGCGCGTCGTCGACGAGTGCCCCAGCTGCCACACCGCCGATGGCCACCCGCACACCGAGTACTGCCAGTACGCCGGCCTGGTCGCCGTCAAGGCCACCGACCAGCACGACACCGCGTGCCAATGCGAGCTCTGCCAGCTCGACCCGTACGTGGACCCCGCATGAGCACCGCGGACCAGATCCTCGGCGCCCTGTTCGTCGCTGCGATGGTGTGCATCCTCAGCCTCTGCTGGTCGCTGCAGCAGGCACACCACCGCCTCGACGACCTCGAGCTCGAGGTGTTCGACGACGAGAACCAGGACGCCGAGGTCGACGCGTGAGCAAGGGTTGGGAAGGCGGATCGACCAGAGCCTGGCGCAAGTTCCGATCCCGCATCCTGTTCCGCGATGGAGGCCTGTGCCAGCTCAAGCTCGAAGGCTGCTCGGTGTACGCCGACCAGGTCCACCACCTCGACGGCGTACGCGCAGGCCTCATCTGCCCAGACGACAGGGCCCAGGCAGCATGCGCCACCTGCAACCAGAAGGCCGGCGACCCAACCAAGGCCGACCCCAAGCCCAACCCATCCACCACCAACTGGGACTGACCATGGAGGACACGATGCCGATCCAGCATCACCACCAGCGCAACACCTTCGGCCTGTGCTCAGGCT